TCATTTTATCTTTTTGTAGGCTCGACTGAAAACGTTTTCCAGCCTTGCCCGATGATTATTCAATCTTTGCGACCAGTCCTGCAACTGAGCCAGCGTTGGACGAGAAGTCAGCAGCCCATCCACCTCGGAAGGGGTGAGCACTGGCAAATATTTCTCGTAGGCGAGAAGACTAAGATACTTCATTCAAACACGAATTGCCGAGGTTGTTTCTTTCTTTTAATTTCATCAAAACCACCTTTGGCAACATCAGCTAGACTTTTGTAGGTATAGAATGATGAGGATGGAAGAAACCCTTTTTTGTTTTCGATGGTAACACCTTCTGAGGATGGGATAAAGAGGAAACCTTCTACCTTTCCAGTTGTTACCTCATTTCCGTCAATCGTGTCGTCAAGCCTGTAAGTCCTACCCTTTTCTTCACCTTCAAGTGAGACAAGAAATTTGAGCGTTCTTTGCAGTTCGTTTCTTCCACGAAACCTAAGATAGAAAGATTCAATCATCTTAGCTGAATTAACATTGTTTATCTGCCAGTAATACACCGTGTCTTTTTGCGGCTCAAAAACGGTGTAGCTAATAACTGGAGAAACGTCATAACTCCTAGATAAAAGTGTTTGCGAACGCACACCCACGCACGCAAGCGCAAGCACGAATAACATTATTAACTTTTTCATATTGCCTAATCGTTTAAATGATTTATATTTCTTTCCCAGAACTCATTCCAAGCCTTTTTCTTGATGAAGACGAAGAAGAGCAGCAGCCCTAGGGCGACCATCAGCAGATGCAGCGGCTGGCGCAAGACACCGAACCCGAAAGAACGCTGGAAGTCGATGCAGAATGAAATCAGCACTCCGTAGGTAGCGAACGCTCGATGCACCCAGCAGAAGCCATAGGCTAGACTGCAAATGATCCAGGCGATGAACCCGAACAGCGAGCAGTCGAATATCCACTCTGTGAGTTTTGCCCTATAGCCCATGGAGAGCAGGGAACAATGAATCAGCATTACAAACGCACCCACTGGAGGGATAATACCTATTATCAACCTGCTGGCTTTCCATAGCCAGCTTTTCCCGAGGGCGGCAAGAAGAATCTTCTCCTTCCGCTCTATGAAATCCTCCTTTTTCATCGTTACTTAGAATTTTAGTTGATATTGTACCTGGAGCGAGAACTAAAGTTCACGCAGCCATTTCTCGCCAGATTTCGTCTTAGACCAAATCACGAGACCTGTGCCGATAACCGCACCTATGAACATAAATAAAGTTGCTAATTCCATAGGCTAAAGCAAGTTGTTTTGTCTAAGCCATTTTTTTCCGTTTCTAGTGAGACAGAATGCGAGGAACACCATACAAGGCACTCCCACGAACAAGAAAGCTAAATATACTCCCATAATTTATTACTCCTTTTCCTTTTTGCCCTTTCCATCCTTTTTGTTGCTGAGTACGAGACCCACGACCAAGCAGAGGAAGGCTAGGGCGATTCCAACTATATAAATTAATACTTTATCCTCGAAATCCTTGAATAGCGAACTAATCACGACACCAGTCAAGATATATTTCGACACATCAACGAAGTACGAGCCTAATTTTTCTATCCACATTGCGCTGCAAAGTTACTAAATTATTTCTGACCGACAATGGCAAGCAGCGTTTTAACTTGACTTTGCAAGAACTCATTCTGTTCTCGCAGCAGTTTATTCTCAGCAGCCAAGGCAGCATCACTACCTATTGACTGGGAGACATTGGAACTGTTCGAACCATTGACGTTTGAACCGAAAACAGCCTCTTCCATCTCAGCAGGGAGTGGAGGGGCACACTTGTCTATGATTTCCTTTATCTTTTGAAAGAAATCTATCTTTATAGACTTGCGATTAAACTTCGCATTCAAGTTCTGCGGACTGGTTCCTAACTCCTCCGCAACAGCAGCAACGGACATTCCCGAGCGTTTTATATATTGTTTAAGTTCTTCTCCGTTCATATTAAAATAAAATTAAATAAAATTAAATTAATACTAAAATCACTATCAAATGTTTTGTAATCTAAAATATTTGTTTTATATTTGCAAACGATTTCAGAAACGAGTTTAAAAACTCATTTGCAAAGATAAAGAAAATAATTTAAAATACAAATAAAATGGGAGAAAATTTTAATTATGATTTTCGAACACCGTTGCAGAAGCAGCAGGACGAAAGAAAGAAGAACATCATAGCGATGTTTGCAGATTTCAGAGCAAAAGCACCTGCCGAGACCTCAGACAGCAGAATAATGCTCGCAGTATCACAGCGTGTTGGTTGCACCCAGCAAAACGTGCGTGTTATCCTCATCAAGGCTGGATTGATAACACCTAAGAAGAGACGTGCAGCCGTGCGCAAGTAATCAAGTGGAACCATTTAAAACATTCAGAGCGTATGAAGAAGTTTATCGAGATTATTACAAGTGACGAAGTAATAAGCCTGGCAGTTGCCATCGTATTAGTAACTTTAATCTTTTGGAGGGCATGATATGACAAACGTAGAACCAAAGGTAGCGGATGCAGGCAGATACACCATGACAGAGACCTGCAAGGTGCTGGGCATCCATCGCAACACCCTGCGCAGATGGTTGCAGGCTGGTAAGATTAAGGTCAAGTTTCGCAGAATCGACAACCGCAAGGTCTTCGAGGGCAGCGAGATAAAAAAAGTCTGGAGGATTGCCCTATGAGCAAGTTATCAATCAATATGCGCAGGATGATCGTGAAGTACACAGACATCTGCTGGCTTATCACTAACTGGAAGGCGAACCGCAAGACCAGAAAGCAATGCGAACTAAACAACAAGTGCTATTTGGAGGCAGAGCGAAGAATCCAGTACAGAGAGTTTGAAGGCAACCTTTGCGTGGCACTGGATAACATTCCGCTCATACCACTGGACGGAACGGACAACGAGGTATTGAAGTCGTGCCGTGAGACCTTCCAAAGTTACATATTCAATAAGAGAGGAGGTAACGAATGAAGCCAAAAATTATCGAGGAATGCAGGACGAAAATGTACGATGCCATCTGGCTTGAGATAGACCGTGATCCACAGCGACCAGCGGTTGCAAGGGTAGACATCAAGACCAAGGCAGGCGACATTTCAGTCTGGTGCGACAGAACCGGAAACACAGCGGTAGTGGCGCATAAGAATAACAACAACGGAAGCGAGCGGCTGGAGGAAGCTATCGAGGGCTGCGTTAACTATCAGGACGTGATGGACGACTGGCTGGAAGAGAACAGCCAATACGCAGACCAAGACCCGATGGACGCCTTCGAGGAAAGCAGGCTCGACAGCCTTATGGCTCAACTGGTTTGATTACGATGTTAAACAATTATTATATGGTTATGCAGCGGCAGAGCAAAGGGCGCACGCAAAACTCATTTTTCAAGGTTATCTAAAATTAGTTGTTTTTACCATGTAATATGCGGAAACGACAGCGTGCGCCCTGCAACGGAAGGGCATCCACCAGCAGCAGGCAAGGGTGGTTTAGCAATCAACTGGGGTTCGAATCCCCAGCCTTCCACTAGAGTTAATTAAAAGATTATGTTGAACAATAAAAAGAACGAATTATGGAAAATGAAATTATTCAAGTAAGCGGTGGCGAAATGCTGGAAGCTATCAACCGCTCGGAGATTGACGGACAGATTGCAACAGCGCACAAGTTCCCGAGAGACATCATGCAATGCAAGAAGAACATGGTATCACTTGCAGCGATGGACGATGATGTGGCATACAACTGCTTCTACCACCTTGAGCGCACTAGCAAGGACGGGAAAACTACTGTTATCGAGGGTCCTAGCGTAAGGTTCACGGAAATCATTTCCGCATGCTGGAAGAACCTGCGCATCGCTGGTCGCATCATCGCAAACGATGGCAAGACCATCACGGCACAAGGCGTATGCCATGACCTCGAGAGCAATGTGGCATACTCCGTAGAGGTGAAGCGCAGCATCCTGACCTCGAAGGGCTACACCTTCTCGCAGGATATGCAGGTGGTGGTTGGCAATGCAGCAGTTGCTATTGCTCAACGTAACGCAATATGCAAGGTCGTTCCGCAGGTCTTAATTGCAAGCGTAGTGAAGGAAGTGCAGGAAAAAGCACTCGAGCACATCAAGAAGGCTGGCGTGCCGAGCCAGTGGAAGAGCTGTGTAGCCTGCTTCCAAGTGTACCAGGTGACAGACCTTATGCTGCTTGACTACATCGGGAAGAAGTCAGCCGAGGAAGTCACGGCAGAGGATATTCAGAAGCTGGCTGGTGTGTACAACGCCATCAAGGAAGGTACGACCACAGTAGAGGAGACCTTCAAAAAGCCGAAGCAGCAGGAAGCCATCGCACAGCAGGCGCAGGCAGCAGCCGAGAACGCACAGAAGAAGGCTGAGAAGGCAATGAGCCGCAGTCAAGGCAAGACTGGAACAGCAGCGAAGAAGTAGTTTAGTTTATAATGTTATACGTTTGCCCGAACCGCCACGGCACAACCTATGGGGTGGGCTCCCATCACAACCTACAAAGGGGAGCCGTGGCAACTTTTAAACATTCAATAATAATATGGCAGAAAAAGAAAACAAACAGAAACACAAGAGCACCATCGACAAGTACTTTGACAGAACCGCCAAGGCATACAAGACATGGGTCGAGGAAAACGAGGAAGAAAGAAATTTTCTACAGATTGCAGCAGAAGATAATGGGGATGTAAGCGAAGAAGGTGGCAAAGGTTTCGATTTCCATATTGCCTATTCCGGAAAAGCCGATATCCTCGCAAGTGGACTTGTGCATTCAATGAAGAGGGATGAATTCGTTCGTCAGCTTATCATTGGAGCAGCGAAAATGTATTATACCGCAAACATAAAAATAAAAGACAATGAAGCAGATAATTAAATATAAAAGCAGAGAGGAGTGGTTGCAGAACCGCTCAAAGGGAATAGGAGCATCAGAGGCAGGCACAGTACTGGGACTGAATCCCTGGGAAACACCATATCAGCTGTGGAGACGCAAGAAGGGTATCGACCCACCAAAGGTTGAGAACTTTGCGATGGTTGCAGGACATCTGCTGGAGGATGCCGTGGCGCAGTTCTTTAAGCGGGAGAGCCACTGCCACATCATCAAGGCGAGCACGGACGACTACACCATCACGAACACCGATACTCCGTATCTGCGTGTATCTCCTGACCGCACTTTTTGGAGAACCGGAGCAAAGCACAATGAAGTGGAAAAGTCTATCCTCGAGTGCAAGACCACGCAGATGCAGATAGATGCAGACGACCTCCCGAAGCATTGGTTCTGCCAGCTACAGATGAACCTCGGAGTGGGCGAATACAAGGATGGAGCACTTGCCTGGCTGACAGCAGGCAGGGAGTTCGGCTACCGTGACATCGATTTCGACCCCGAATTCTTCGGATGGATGAGGGACGAGATAACCAAGTTCTGGCTTGACTACATCGTGGGTAACCAAGAGCCGCCAGCCTACAGCGCACAAGACGTTCTCCTAAAGTCTCCTCTACATGTAGCTGGCAAGGAAGTGACCGCAACGAAGGAGATACTCGAACAGATTGCTAGGCTCAAGGAACTCAAGGTTCAGAACAAGAAACTGGAGACCGAGCAGGATGAGATTGAGGACAACTTGAAGCTGTTCTTCGGGGACGCAGAGAGCATCGTTTCGGATTCCGGAAAAACGCTGGCAACGTGGAAAGCACCGAAGGCAAGCGAGAAGTTCGATGCCAAGGCTTTTCAGGCAGACCATCCCAAAGCGTGCGCAAAGTACATCAAGCAGGTGCAGGGAGCACGGAGATTGCTCATCAAGTAAAGGCAGGGCTTATGGCTGTTCCTATATCAAAAACCGACCTAAGGAATATAATTTCCCAACTGGAGAATTATATTTCCCTAGGTGGGAAAGTGACAGCACCGACCGACACAAGCCAGCGGAACAAAATCCGTATGGCCACCGTGCTCAAACGGAAGCTGGAAAAGAAATTATCATTATCAGAATAAAGCATCATGAACGATTCATTCATCTTATACACATCATACTACGCTCTTATCGAGGGGCTGACCGATGAACAACTCGGGCAACTGACGAGAGCGATATTTCTCTACGCAAGGGATGGGAAGACTATAAATCTCGAACCAGTCGTGCGTATGGCTTTTGCTTTTATAAAAGACAATATCGAGCGCAATCAAGACAAGTATCAAGCCAAGTGCGAGAAAAACAGACAGATTGCACTCGAAAGAGAAAGAAAAAAGCGAGAGGCAAGAGAAAAAGCAGATAACACGAACGTGCACGAACGTTCACGAACGTGCGAAGATAACACGAACGTGCACGAACGTTCACCTTATGATAATGATAATGATAATGAATATGATAATGAATATGATAATGATGTTTCTAAAGAAACAGATAATATATTAGAACCTTCTAAAGAAGCTTCTATGCAAAGTTTTTCCGAGAAAAACGTTTGCGCTGCAGAAGAACCGCAAAAAAGTTCTGAGAAGAAGAAATCCAAGAAAGGCGAAATCGACTACGCAGCCATCAAGGACTACTGGAACGAGCAGCACGACAAGACCAACAGCGCAATGCGAAGGCTGACGCTGATGACGGACAACCGCAAGGAGGCAATCAGAGGAAGGCTCAAGGACTGCAAGGGAGATATTTCCAAGATTTACCTAGCCATCGACAAGGCTATGGCTAGCGACTATCTGAACGCAGGGCATTCCTGGGCATCATACGACTGGGTAATGACAAGGAAGTATTTCCCGAAGGTGCTGGAGGGCAACTACGACAACACCAAGCCAGCAGCAAGCCAGCAGCCGCAATCGGCAGCAGCCAAGGCGCAGGATCCTGCGGCAACAGCACGTCCGAGCATCGGGGAACTCTACGAGCAAGCCAAGCGTCAGCAGCCAGCGAGCCAGCAGAGCCAAGACAGCAAGTTCCGGTGGGTAATCCAGCAGAACCTCGAAGACCTTAAGAAGAACCCGAACAACAAGCCTGCAAAGGATTCGCTGACAAGATATTACGAACGTGGAGTTCTTCAACGGCTGGGCATCGACTGGAAGCCCGAAAAATAACGAATGAGGGCAAAAATAGCCGCTCTGGGACGTTTTCACGCTTCGGGCGGTAAATTATAAGGCAAACAGATTTTAAACACTTAAAACAAAAGAATTATGGAAAAAGAAGTAATTGTAATTAATGAACTGGGCGAGTATTGTGCTTGCGCATTTTGTGCCGAGTGTCACTTTATAGAGATTGAAAGCCATGAATGAGTTGTTTTTCCACGAATGCAGAGCCGCAGGGCTTGTATTCAAGACCTCAGACGACTGGTTCAAATGGCTGACTGATAACAGCTACGACATCAAGAAGCCGGTCGCAGAGCATGAAGGCTTCCAATACAACATTAATGATACTTGCATCAATCCGCACATAATCGAGTATGCCGTAGAGGGTGCAGACAACTGGGGATGGAAGGTAATGACCGCCAACACCCAGTTCGGCTGGATATGGGGGTGCGATATTCAGAACGGAAATACCGAGTGTAATATTTGTCCGGTTGGCTACCCGAGCAGATATGACGATCTCGGCATCTTCTACGGTAATGAGAAAGAAGCGGTTCAAGATGCTCTGACCTACATCATCAAATACCTCGGGAAGAATGCTGGAACCAAGAACACCAACCTACTTCTCTGGGCAGCTAAGAAGAAGCGAGCAGACATCATTCATCCACAGCAGGAACTTTTTAAATAAAAAAATATGAAAAAGATAGAAATCATCACGGACGAACACCGACATCACGTATACGTTGGCAACACCGATTTCTGGCTCAATACCAAGGAACTGCTGGAACTTTATTTTAAACTCGGACACGTTAAGTTATAAACAATAAAAACATTCAGACAATGGAACAGAAAGATATTGATATTTATGAGATACTCAAAGATGAAGAGTATGGTACAGAGTTGTACACGCCAAAATGCGGAAGGGTGTGGCACAGTGGAATGGCAAACGACAAGGACAGTGCGAAAGCAATCTGGACTGAGGACGAAGCTGGAAGAGAACACTTTTTCGACAAGAACGGAAAAATCTATAAAGAAGGAGAAGTCCTGCTTTTCCCATCAAAGGAAATGAGAGACTGGAGCAAGTTCTTCAAGAAGGGAGACGTGCTTATTTGTTACGAAGGAAAGAAGCCGTACTATACAATCTTTGATGGTTTTGAGGACAACACTTACCGAGCTTTTAAGGGAAAGTTTGCGCATGATTGTTATGAAGACAAATGGTATCAGAACGAAGGTAATCTTTCTACAAATACCTTCCAAAAATTGAACCGTGCAGATTCTGAAATTTATGTAACAGAAATCGAAGAGCGATTTGGTGGTAAGTTGAACCGTGAAACTCTGGAGATTGAGAAACCTCAGCCTGAGTTCAAGGAGGGAGATGTTTTGTTTGTAAAATGCCAGGGCGATAATTTTATTGAAATCTTTAAATACTCTAAAAAGAATGGTGACTTATTTGACCACGTTTCACTAGTCCCTAGAACGCAGAAATTAGATACCTCTGGGAAATTAAAAATATGCAAAGAAAGTATCGTAGAAATTCGCCTTGCCACAGAAGAAGAGAAAGAACAGCTCTTCTCAGCTCTAGAAAAGAAAGGCAAACGCTGGGATATTGAGAAGAAACAGATTGTGGACTTGAAGCCAGCGTTTGAAATCGGCAAACTCTACGTTTTCAAAGAGGAAGACGAGGACGGAGAGTTGACAATCATCGGTAAACTCATCGACAAGAACGAAAGCGAAGATACGCTGACATTCGGCAACCAGTACGAAATCGAGAACGAGAAGTTCGTGACCGACCAAACCTTCGACCTGCGTATCAGCGTTAACAAGGAACTGCGAGAAGCAACAGATGACGAATATTGCACGTTCCGAGAGGCTTATTACCTATGGGAGAAGAGCAAGGAAAAGAAGAGCGAGGAGCAGTCAGCCTTCAAGACCTTCGACAAGGTGCTGGTGAGTAATGGAGAGGAATACAATTGGCAGCCAGCCTTCTTTGTTAGTGACCGTGGAGAGGGAGCAATTTATAGATATAATGTCTTGCCCATCCAAAGCGGAAAAGTAGCGGACTTCGCCTTCTGCATCCCATTCGAGGGCAATGAGCACCTCACCTTCACGTCAGACCCATTCTAGTGGACGTATGGCGAGTGAATTATGCAAGGCTTGCGATGCCGGGCGAAACTGCTTAAATGGCATCTATTGCCCGGAGCGCAAGCAATATGTAGAACATCAGGTAATACTTGAATGCAATGAGCGACTTCGCAACAAAGGAGAAGAACAGAACGTACTACCAGGAGCACCGGGAACAGATCCTCAGAGCCACGAAGGAATGGCGAAAGAGAAACCGGGAAAAATACCGGGCGTATCAAAAGGAGTACTGGAGTAAGCACTACCGGAATTACGGTACGAAGAACCGGGTAGCCGACAGAGCGATGCGTGAGAGGAAGAAACCGGACATAGACAAGGCTCTTTCCATGTTCAAGAATCCGCAGCAGGCAGCGCATCTGGCATGGCTGCTAGAGAACAAGAAGAATAATCGGTCGTGAGTTCATTAATAGAGTTTTTAACCAGCGAGGACAGAAGGAGATAGGCTCTTCAGTAAAAATCTTATAACATTTCTTGAAAAAAAATATAGAGCCGGAAACGCATCTTCCGAAGTCTGACAACAAACAAAGAAAGCGAGGTGGTACATGAAGAAGTAAGAAAAAGAAATCGTTAGAAAATTATGCTTTTATTCATTCGGCTGGCGGTGGAAGAAGGAAGAACCCTGCAACATATACATTTTGTTATTCATTTATTTTGCAATCGCAGACAACTTCCGGAATCCCTGCCAGCTTTCTCTATCGCCCAAAAAGAAGGGAAAGAAAGGGGGTAGGGGGAAAGATAGGGATAATAACGCATGTGTGCACGTATATGCGCACGTAAAGGATGTTGAGTAATAAACTACACCAGCAAAACAAAATAAACGCTTATACGCGAAATTTAAACGAAATAATTACTTTAAAGAAAAAAATGGAAAAAGGAACAGTTATAATTGGCATCGACCCCGACAACCTGGAAAGCGGAGTTGGAGCAGTCTTTGACGACAAGAAGTTTCTCGCCTATAAAATGAACTTCCCAGCTTTGATAGATTACCTCAAGGCTATGAACGAGAGTTGCAAAAAGATTAAGGTCGTTATTGAAGGCGGCTGGCTTAATAAGAGCAATTGGCATGTGCTTAATCGGTTCATGACAGCAGTCAAGGCAGCAGCAATCGGACGCTCTACCGGAATGAACCATCAGACCGGAATCTTGATTGTCGAGTGCTGCAAGCATTACAATATCCCCTGCGAAATCATCAAGCCATTGAAAAAATGCTGGAAGGGGAAGGACGGAAAAATCACGCAGGACGAAATTGCTTATTTTGTAAGCGCAGGACAAAAGTTGCCGAGAATGAACCAAGACCAGAGAGACGCACTTCTCCTCGCATGGGTCTGTGCAGGATACCCGGTCAGAGTGATGCCGAAGAAACCGCAGACAACCCTGCAGAAGACCATTAGAGCCTTTGATGGATAAAATAAAACGAAGTGTTGGAAAAAGTTAAAAGTGGGCAAAGAGCGAACAACTAAAGCAAAAAAGTAGTATCTTTGCGCCAATGTTTATCAGATAAGCAGTTTTTTGAACTTAAAACAAGAAGAAAATGAAAACAGAAGAAATCGCACTATCGAGGGTCAGCGAGAACGAAGCGAACCCTAGAACCATAACAGAGGCGAATTTTCAAAAGCTGGTCAAGAGCATTCTTGTATTTCCTAAGATGCTCCAGCTTCGCCCGATAGTCGTAGACGAAACCTACAAGGCACTGGGTGGCAATATGAGAACGAGGGCACTCTGCCACATCGTGAGCATGACACCGGAAGCCATCATGGACGTTCTCGACACAGACCAGCGGCTGACCGATGCAGAGAAGCTGGCAATCGCCAACTACTGGAACCTGTGGCAGGAGCAGCCAACTGCAACGATCGTCAAGGCATCAGACCTGACGGAGGCGCAGAAGAAAGAATTCATCATCAAGGACAATGCAGGCTTCGGAGACTGGGACACCGATGCACTGGCGAACCAGTGGAATACCGACCTCTTGAAGGACTGGGGTATTCAAGACTGGCAGCTGCAAGGGTGGATGAGTCCTGATTCATTGAAAAATGGAGAGCAGGCAGACGAGGATCAGAAGGAGGCAAAGGACGATGAGTTCGATGAGGACACAGAGAAAATCCCACAGCGGTGCAAGGAATGCGAACTGTGGCAACTCGGAAAACATCGCCTTATGTGCGGTGACTCCACGGATGCAGAGCAGGTCAAGTTCCTTATGGGGGGGCAAGTGGTTAATCTGTATCTTACAGACCCACCGTATAATGTGGCTTACGGTTATGATGGCGCAGCAACAGAAGGACATCGCAAGGATGGACTGGTCGTCTTAAATGACAAGATGGACAACGATAAATTCGAGGAATTCTTGACAAACGCATTTAACGCTGCCAATGCAAATATGGAAAAAGGTGCTTCGTTCTATATATTCCACAGCGATGGCTACTCATTTTGGTTTCGTAAAGCCCTTATCAATACGGTAGACCTGGAGCTGCGAGAGAATTTGGTATGGGTAAAGAACTCTATGGTATTAGGAAGGCAAGACTATCAATGGAGACATGAACCTTGCTTGTATGGATGGAAGAAGGGAGCAAGCCACAATTGGTTTAGCGACAGAAAACAGACGACCGTTATGGAGTTTGACCGACCGACAAAGAGTGTTGAACATCCGACCATGAAGCCTATTCCACTTTTCGCATATCTTATTCAGAATTCATCGCAGGAAGGCTGGAATGTCTACGACAGCTTCGGTGGTAGTGGCACAACGCTTATCGCAGCCGAGCAGTTAAACCGCAATGCGTTCTTGATGGAGCTCGACCCACATTATTGCGATGTTATCATTGCACGCTGGGAAAAGCTGACTGGCGAGAAAGCTGTCAAGATAGACGAGTTCAAGAAGCGGGGCGAATAGTTGCGATGTGTCGGCTTTTCTCTTCAAGGTTGATAAACTACACCAGTTTGCGGAGAGAGCGGCACACATGCAAAATTCGCAGAAAATAACCTCCAAGGGAGCGGAAACGAAAAAGGCAGGAGATTAACCCCTGCCCATCGCTTTGAGAATACACTGGTTGATGAAGCCGCTGCGGTCTTTCTTATCGACCCCTGCCAAGATGTTAGCCACGTCCTCGGTAGCACCGAAATAGAATGTTGCAGCGTATTTCTTCGTTCGCCCTGCACCCTTGCGAGCACCTCCCCAAGATTTGGAGGTAGTTTCATTCGTAGTACTCATAATGTTAAAAATTTGGTGATATGAAAATTAATTCGTAAATTTGCAAACGAAATCCCAAAGTGGGGTGGTGGTTCGAGCACCACCCCTTGGAATAATCAAAACCCTCAGAGCTCAATCGTGAAGGTTATTTTGATTTTCCAAATCCTAATCGAAATGTAAGTTCTCATAAGGCTTTGGGATTTCATTTTACTTTTCCCTCATCCTCGGAGGGTTTCAGTAAGTAAGGACACTTCCCTTATTACGTTTGCAAAGATACGAAATTTATTTGAAATATGCAAGTTTTTCAAGTAGAATTTTTATAAAAAATCAAATAAATTTCAAGAAATCAAAATATGCCACAAGGTAATAATAACAAACATCGAGCGCAGAAAATCGACATCGAGAACCGCCTGCAGATTATCGCACCCCTATACCGCAAGGGATGGACGGAGCGAGAAATCACGGCAGAGGTTCGCAAGCGGCTCGACAGACCGAAATACAATCAAGCGCACTGCGACATTCAGCGCTTATTGAAGGAGTGGAGGGAAGAGAGACTGACCGACACGGACGAAAAGATAACAAGCGAGGTGGCAAGGTTGAAACTGGTGATACGTGAAGCCTGGGACGCATGGGAGAAATCCAAAGCGGACTATAACAGCAAGACACAGACACAAGTCGGACTGCCTAACAAGGATCCAGACACTGGGTTGGTAACGATGGATACCGTCAAGGCGATAATGTTCGATGCTGAGAAGCGAGGACTAGGAGACCCAAGGTATCTTGACATCATCCTAAAGGCTGAGACGCAGATTTGCAAGCTGCTCGGACTTGATAAGGTCGTGCTCGACCTGAACGCAGGCTTTCAAGGCGGCATCGAGGTACGATACATCAACTCGGGACACCAGTGCGCATCCAGCGAGCAGGAAGTAATCGAGCGTGAAGGATTGGATAAAGAATAATTTTTTACCATAATTTTGTTTTAAGTTTTATTGTTTGAAAGTATGGCACTATTTGACGTTATTGGTGAACTGTATGACCCGAATGCGGACGTGAAGCCAAGGTTTCTCGTAAACCAAGGAGGCACGTCCTCGGGGAAGACATACACCATCATGCAGCGTCTTATAGTGCTTTCTTTTGAACACCCCATGGCAATTATCACGGTGTGCGGTCAAGACCTCCCGAACTTGAAAGTGGGAGCCATGCGAGACCTCGACACCATCCTGCACTCAAGGGCAGAGTTGCTGGACTGGTTCAAGAACAACAAGAGCGACAGCAGCTACAGAGGTAAGAATGGCTCAATCATCGAGTTCAAGAGTTATCAAGATGCGCAGGATGCTAAGAACGGTAAGCGAGACTATCTGTTCGTGAACGAGGCGAACGGTGTGCCCTACGAAGTGTTTTGGCAGCTAGCAATCCGAACCCGAAAGCAGGTATTCATCGATTACAACCCAAGCGCACGCTTCTGGGTGCACAACAATATCATCGGCAGGGATGATTGCAGATTGATCCTGAGTGACCACCGCAACAACAGATTCCTTACAGAGAGCGAGCACAAGAAAATTGAAGAGATTGACGACCCCGAACTTTGGAGAGTATATGCGCGTGGACTGACCGGAAAGATAACCGGGCTTATCTTCACCAACTGGGGCATCGTTGACAAGCTGCCACCAAGGGAGGAGTGGAAGATGGATTGCAGGGGTATGGACTTCGGATTCACCAACGACCCAACTGCGCTGGAGCACGTTATATTGGCGCACGGAGAGTTATGGGTGGACGAAGAAATCTACCAGCCTGGAATGACGAACGATGACATCGCAGACCGATGCAAGGAACAAGGACGGACGAAACGTGACCTTATCATTGCGGATTCGGCAGAGCCTAAGAGCATTCAGGAGATACACAACCGAGGGCTGTGGATAATCGGCAGCACCAAGGGAGCGGACAGTATCAACAACGGCATCGACATTCTCAAGCGTTTCCGCATCAACATAACCAGACGCAGCCACGGCATCATCGGGAACATGCAGCAATACAAGTGGAAGAAGTCAAGGGATGGAGAGACCACGAACCAGCCTATAGACGCATTTAATCACGGCATAGACGCAATAAGATACGTAGCCTTGAAGAAGTTATCAGTAGCAAGCCATGGAACGGCTAGGGCGCACGTATTGAGACAAAGATAACGACAAAATTATAAAGCGTATGGATAATAACACTACATTCAAGTATTGGCTGGCAGTTGCTAGGCACACCAGCTATAAAATCGGCAAGCAGCCACGACCAGCTTTCGTTGGAGGAAAGCAAGTGCCCGACAATCTCAACCAGCTATCCATCGGGCAGCTAATAGACCTTTCCCAGCTATCAGACAGCGAAGAAAGTCTGTATCAGATAGTGACAACCGTCCTCGGTCTGAGCCACAAGGAAGTGGAGCAGGCTAGGGCGGTTGATGTTGTTATGCTCATCGGTTGGGTAACATCAGAGGTGGAGCGCATCAACAAGCTATTCGAAAGTACAGACACAGCGAAGCCAACGAGACTGGAGAAGGAGGCAGGCATCGATACCCTGCGGTTCGGACTGTTCGGCATGCTGGACTGGTATGCGGTAAGGATGGGCATCAGCGACCACGACCAGGTTCTAAAAACTCCATGGCTTCGCATCTACAAGTGCATGGAAATGGATAACAAGAGAAGCGTATACGAGCGGAACCTGCAGAAGTTGCAGGCAGAGGAAATGAAACGTAAATCCAGATAATTATGGCAACAATCAGAGAAACATTAAAGCAGCTGGCAGCAGACACGCTACCAGACTATACCTACCTATTCGAGGACTGGGACACAGCAGACACCAAGCTGGAGAAACTGAACTATCCGGCAATCGTGTGCATCATCCCAGCCAGCGGCACGACAGAGATACGCAACGGCAGGGTATACGATACCGTGAACGTTGCCCTGGCTTATCTCGACACCGTACCGAGGGGAGCGGAAGGAGAAGACAACGGAGAGTGCATCGACCGAATGAAGGTGGCAGGGGCAAGGATGATACGAGCCATCAACCAGTCGCACCAGTTCGAACCGCTGGAGGGGCAGCAGTACTACGAGACAATCATCGAGCGCTTGAGCACGATCGTGTCGGGCGTAATGTACTCCCTTCAGCTGACACAGAGCATAGGAGGGTGTGAGGTATGAGCAAGGGAGGCATTCAATTCGACCCCAAGGCGGCATCGCTCATCATGCGTGAAGAAGTGGAGCGAGCACGGCAGCTTATCATCAACCACATTCGTATCAACGGACAGAACGCATCGGGGCGCACCATAGCGAGCCTAAAGGTGGAGCAGCCCAGCGAGGAAGAAACCATCCTCTGGGGACACAAGCCATTCGGGGTGCTTGAGACCGGACGAAGGGCAGGAAAGATACCATACGGCTTCCGTAGCATCATCCGGCAGTGGATGAAGGACAAGGGGCTGCACGGTACACCTATACCCTACAAGACCGACCGGGCACACAAGTATACACCACAAGAGCGTGGCGACATGAGCATGGCAGGAGCAATCGCACACACCATCGCCAACAAGGGGTCTAAGCTGCACCGGACTGGCGGCACGGCTGACGTATACAGCAACGTCGTTCCAGACACAATGAAGCGGCTTGGGCAGCGACTTATTTTCTTAATCCACCAGTCGGTGGGAAGTATAAAACTTAACAATGAGACGGTATGAGACAGACGACAAAAAACAATATCACGATTCAATACCCGGACGCTGTAGGATTCGCATTCTTGCCTTGCATCATCAAGGCGAGCGGAAGCAACCTATCGTGGATTGAGGTAATAATCAGACATATCAACATAGAACGTTCCTACAATGTGGAAACGTTTAACGGCAGTTGTATAACTGACTTCAAGACATACGTGCAAGCTCTTTTTGACGGACATATCAATGCAGCCTACGATTGGACGATAGGCTATGATTCCAGCATTCTAAACCGTCTCGTGAGTATCAAGGTAAACGCATACGATGACGGAAACGTACAGCTTGCGAGCGTCGACTTCACCACGAACATAGTTTGGGGCGCACCAAAGTATGGGGAGACGTGGAACGGCTACAAACGCCTTACATGGTTTACTCATTATCCGTTCACCTTTGGCATATACTTAAGCAAGTTGAACGCCAACCTACTAATCGGTTACGAGGGAGTACCAAATAAGCTACTGAAGATTCCTATTAACGGTATGGTGGACTTCTACGCAGGCATATTGCCTAGTGGTGCAAAATACTGGAACATCTACGACTATGATGGAGAGATTCAGCAGGGAACGTTTGACAATACTTTCGACCTTACTTTCAGTCTAGCCACCGGTGGCAAGCAGTCTCTATTGCTTCGCATCGACAGAGACGATACCGAGAGCGGTATCTATTTACGTTGGATTGACCGACACGGATTTATCCGCTATTGGCTCTTTGCGGCTGGGGAGGAAACGAGGGAAATAGCCAGCGACCTGAGTTTCATACGCAACAATTTAGACGATTACCTATACGGCTACTATGGCGATAATGGAAGAAGGCAGGGATACAATCGTACGGACTCAATCAAACTTTGTGCTCCGTTGGTTGACAGTGATACGTTCGATATGTTACAAGACCTAGCCAGCAGCCCAGTCGTTGACATGTACCTAGGGGGAGACTGGACGCAAGAGGAAGACCAGTGGATGAGCGTAACAATCAAGGCAGGAAGCTACACGAAGAGCACAGCTTGCTTGCAGGATTTCGTGTGCGAAATGATTATTAACAACATTAACGTTCAGAGACTATGATAGACCAGCAACTTTACATTGACGGTGTTCTGATGGACTTGCCGGAGAACACCGATGTGGTGCTCGACATCAAGAGCAACCTTTTTCGTGACGTCACAAAAATGACCTCAAACTACACGTACACCATCCAGTTACCACGGACGGTGCATAATCTTTCAGTATTGCAGCAAGCGGACAGACCGAAGAGCGGCAGCAGATACCCCTATATTTTCCATAAGTGCAGTTATTTCCGTGGAGGTGTGCAAATTATCAAGGACGGACGTTTGAACGTTCTGAGCATCGAGGAAAATATCGAGACCTCAATCTATTGGGGTATAATGCCAGCGTTCTCCAAGTTACTGGAGAGCGGAATGAAACTGAATGAACTGGGAGTGACAGACAGAGTGCTTTTTGAAAAGTACAACACTCCAAACACCAGGGAGGAAGCCGTGAGCAATGGGATATTCTTTGCTTATTACAATCCATACCGAATTGAGAGCAAAGATAACTTTGGCATTAATTTGGTGCAGAGGAATAAATATACCACGACACAATACTCGCCTAGCCGTGGACGCATCAGAACAGGCACAGAGGTCGGAAAGTATATAAGCGGAAATATAGAGAGCGCATCGAACATGATCTGTGCTCTTATCCCTTTCTTGCCATCATCAACGGCAAATGTGCAAGCGCAAGGAAAGGGCGATTACAGAAGCTATGCGGTGCTGGATAAGTACATGCGGGTTATATCCGTGAGCGGAGAAGATGAGACACTGGAAGTATACACCATCAGAGGAGAGGCTAGAGCTGCATACCTCGTAGTGAATGCACCTGCCGAATATTACAGCACTCTGTCGCTATCGGTTACCGGGCTGACACCTATGCACGAAATGATAGATGGCGATAATAAGGAGGATTTCGTAGGCGATGATGTGGCGGTGGATGAATATAAAACGTCCCCAAAATTCTTGCAGCCATGTGTGACCGTAAACTGGCTATTGTCAAGGATAGCGAGGAAGTCGGGCGTGTCTTTTGTTTGGCAGGATGATGAAGCAAAGAAGATGTTGAACGACCTCGTTGTGCCTATAATCAACAACAAGGCAGACGACAAGACAATCATCGGTAATCTGACCGCAGACGTTAAGAGCCGTGACGGACTGGGAGCACTTTCCTTTTCTGTCAACAACTCATTGACATCAGTCACACCAAGCACTGGCAGCGATGTACATAAACTGACGATAACGAAGGATTGCGAACTGACCTTTGATGTGCAAGTGCAATACTACGTCAGACATCAGTTTGATGACGCAGCGGAGATTCAGGTGCCTATGGGCGTAAAAATGACCGTGACAACGCCAAGCACTACTGGAGGTGAGACATCCACGCAGGAATACGAGTTCGGAGATTTGAAATACGAGGATGGGCAGATGAAGTTACCGGTCGTACTACGCAGATATGCTATCGATGGCTATCTTTATTTACTTTCGGCAGGAACGAACACAATATCACTAAAGAAGGACGATGTATTGACGTTTGAGACTATCATGTACGGTCCGGATGCGGGAGAAACTAACCCACCATCCGTTTACAGCGGCAAAATCACTGCGAGCGTCAAGAGTGGGGACAGCGTTCCGATTGGTGGAAGTTTCCCTATCGGCATAAACCTGCCTGAAATCGAGATAACAAACTTCATTAAGTTTTTGGCTTTGATAACTGGCTCGTTCCCTAGGCAACTGACCAACAGCACGCAAGTGCAGTTTATCATGTTTACCAGAGTTTGGGCAAACAAGGCGAACGCCTACGACTGGAGCGGAAAACTCATTCCGTATGACCGCCAAGGTGCACCACGAAAAAGCGAGTATTCCGTTTCAGACTTCATGCAGCACAACCGCTACAAGTGGAAGGAAGACGAAGAGACAACTGGAGACTATGATGCAGACCTCGCAATCAGCAACCAAACTTTAGGCTACGAGCAGGACACGTGGACGCTACCTTTTGCAGCCAGCGATGACAACCGCATACCGATAAGAACACTGGATTCTTTCGGCATGAAGAATGGTGGAGAGTATAAGGGATGCAAGGAGCGAATAATGACGCTTAGGGATGACAAGGAGCAGGCGGCACTGCGATTCGACATTGACCTTCAGAACATCTTCGATACGAAGTACAAGCAGCTTGCAGCAAGCATCGCCAAGGCGCACGTAATCACAGAGCGGCTCAATCTGTCGGACTTGGATATTCTGGATTTTGACGAGACGAAGCCAGTGTACCTTGCCCAGTATGGAGCGTATTTTGCGGTTTTAGAAATCAAGACAACAAGCAGCGGATATTGCGAGGTTACAATGATAGAGTTGAACAACTAAAAAGAACGAACTATGGTAAGTGAAGACAAACAGCAGATTCTTGACATCAAGGTCAAGTACGAGGATGCAATCTATGGCATCATAAGATACAAGGAAAAGATAGACCAGCTAAAGGCAAGTATCAAGGACTTGCAGCAGCAGGAAAAAGACAAGACCATCACGACCAACGAAATGAAGGTGCAGACGGAAGCCATCAATGCAACCATCAAGGAATATCAGTACAACGTGCGTGCCCTGCAGAAGGAGATACAGAACAATGTGCGCACAGAGAACGAGCAGGAAGGCAGCTTGAAGCAGCTGCGTGCCCAGCTTTCCAATGCCACCAAGAAGTATGACGAAATGGCGAAGGCAGAGCGTGAGGGAGCGAAGGGGCAGGCACTGCAGAAACACATCAATGAGATTACGAACGAACTGAAACTGGCAGAGGAGCAGACACAGCGATACTACCGGAATGTGGGTAATTATTACAACTCAATGCTCGACCTTGCAGCCGACCTCCAGCACGTTGTACCGATGGGTGGCGGTGGCGGTGTTGGCGAAGGTGTCAGCAACTTTGCAAACACTGTAGTGAACCTCGGACAGACAGTTAAGGGCATAATCCCTAACATCAAGGCTTTTGGCTCAACCCTTCTGGGATTGGCAACGAACCCGGTGTTCCTGGGATTGGCAGGAGTTGCAGGAGCAGGAATGGCATTCAAGTGGTGGTTTGACTACAACAAGGGATTGATGGAAGCCACACGACTGACAAAGGAATTCACTGGCTACACCGGGGAAGCATTGGAGACGATGAGGAACAGCATCGCAGCTACAGCGGACACGATGGGAAAGGATTTCAAGGACGTCCTCGGCACGGCTGACAACATTATGGCTAATTTCCATCTATCGGGCGAGCAGGCGATGGACGTAATCAACAAGGGCTTTGCGAGCGGTGCAGACCTATCGGGCGATATGTTGCAGAAGATACAGCAGTATGCGCCTACCTTCCACGATGCAGGAATATCGGCAGACCAGATGGTGGCTATCATCCAGCAGACACGTAGCGGTATCTTCAGCGACAAGGGTCTCGACATCATCGATATGGCGAGCAAGAAAATTCGTGAGATGAGCAGCGGCACGGCTTCCAGCCTTGATGCTATCGGCATATCCAGCAAGCAGGTGCAGCAAGACCTAGCCAACGGCACGAAAAGTACCTTCGATGTTATCCAAGAGGTCAGCACGAAGATGAAGAACTTAGGAGCGGACAGCCAGCAGGTGGGAGATGTTCTGAAAAACGTCTTCGGAAAGCAGGGAGCGCAAGCAGGTATTCAGCTTATCGAACAGCTCGACACGATGAGTACGAGCCTTGACGAAGTGAAGAAACAGACTGGAACTTGGGGAGATGTGCAGCTGGAGAACATCAAGTTACAAAAGGAACTGAACACCTATATGAGTTCTATGTTTGATTTCAGCCAAAAGGGATTTGCATCAATCATCACAGCAGGAAAACAATTCGGAACGAAGGTGCTCATTCAGATAATGAAGGGGTTGTTCAACACCATCAACTACTTCATCGACTGGTACAATGAGAGCCTTCTTCTTCGAGGAATAATCAATGCAATCGGCATAAATTTCCGCTTGATGTGGAATGCAATAAAGCTCGTATGCAATCTAGCAATAGACGCATTCAAGAGGATGGGCTTTGCAGCCAAGGGCATGCTTGATATACTCGAAGGTATCGTGACTTTCGACCTATCCAAGGCACAGAAGGGATTCAAGGAGATGTTCGATATATCCGGCACAATCAAGGAAGCATGGCACGACATCAAGAATGCTGGTATCGAGATAGGAAACACATTCGCTGACGGATTCGAGAACACCGTGCACGGAAGACTGAACCATCTGAAGCTTGCGAACCTAGACGGTGGAGCGACCAGCAGTGAGCCAACAAACGGAAACAAGGGAACGACACCAGCAGCCAAGGGCAGCACTGCCAAGACAAAGGCACAGATAGCCAAGGAGAAAGCGGAAGCCAAGGCAGAGGCAGAGCGCAGGAAGAAGCAGGAAAAAGAATTGCAGGCGCAGATTGCACTTATCCAGTATCAGTACAACGAGCAAGTAATGGACGCTAAGAAGCGATACCTTGCAGGCATGTACGACAACGAACGAGACTACAACAACGACCTCGAACAGCTCGAGAAGAACATGGTAGCGAGGAGCATTGACGCATACGTGGCGGCAGGGCAAATCGGAGCAGACAAGGCGCAAGAAATGCAGGCTAAGCTACTCGACATCATGATTAAGGCGAAAGCGGACATCAAGAATCAAGCGAAGGAGATTGTGGACGAACTCAACAAGGAGTTCGAGGACGCAGAGAAGGCTCGCAAGGATGCGGACATCATGAACGGTGGCACTGGAGAGGAAGACGATACAGCCAAGCTGGAGAGATACAAGGCTTTCCTGGAGCAGAAGCTGGCAATGACCCAAGAGAATGTTGAAGCGCAGAAGCAGCTACAGCAGGAACTACACGATACGACTTTGCAGTTGCAAGCTGACGAAAACAAGAACAAGCAACAGAAACTTCAAGAGCAGAACCAAATGATAGCCGATTACATCGGGGCAATCGGTGATGGTTTATCTTCGTTTTTCGAGAGCCAGGATCTGACCTTTCATAATTTCCTCAAAACCATGCTGACGACCTACCTAGATGCGATAGAGAAGCAGATAACTGCGACTTATGCAGCTATTCTTGCAGATAGTATTCTTCATGGCGGATGGGCAGGAGTTGCAAGTGCAGCAGCCAAGCTTGCTTTAATCAAGGCAGCGTTTGCAGCAGCCAAGGCAGCAATAAAAGGCTTCTCCACTGGTGGCTACGTCCAAGGCTCGGGCACTGGAACCAGCGACAGCATCCCGGCAAGGCTTTCTAATGGAGAGAGTGTAATGACCGCAAAGGCGACTTCGATGTTCAGCCCGATATTATCCGCATTCAACCAGCTAGGAGGCGGTGTTCCTATCGTAGTAAACAACGGGAGCAGCAACATCGGCATGGATATGCTGGCGGCAGCTGTAGCTAGAGGGTATCAGATGGCTCCACAGCCAGTAGTGAGTGTTGAGGAGATAAACCGAACCCAGCGTAGAGTGCAGACGATAGAGAATATCGGCAGGTTCTAAGGTTGCAGTTATTTCATCAAGATTTGCGTTCTGAGCGGTTTTCGCTTGAAGGTGGTAAAGTTACACACCCAAGGCAATAAAAGCCGCTTAGAGCGCAAAATTTGGGCTTGTTTAGAAAAATTAACTGCTTATGAGATAAACATATCGGAAAATGTCGTATCTTTGCAGCGTTTTTAAAACTTAAAAATCACGATTCAATGGCAAAACTCAGAATATACAACGACATCGACAGCCAAGACAATAAGTTCTGGTATCAATGGTGTGGAGGCGACTGCGTATGTTTTCAGGATATAGATGCTTTTGCGGCAAGCATACCGAAAGACGATGATACAATCGATATGCGCATCTTCTGCAATGGCGGCTCGGTGATTGAAGGCTGGGCAATCTACGACCGACTGCGACAGAGCGGCAAGAAGATTTCCTGCACCGTGGAGGGCAAGGCAGCATCCATGGCAACAATCATCATGCTCGCAGCACCAAAGGAGAGCCGCAAGGCATACGAGAACGCTGCCTTCCTGCTGCACAATCCGTATGTTCCTGGCTGGGGGTTGGGCGACCAGCTGAGCGCAAAGGACTTGAAGAACCTGGGCGAGGAAATGCAGATGTGGCAGGATAAGTTTGTGGACGCATACGTAGAGCGGTGCGAGTGCGACCGGGAAGAGATACAGACCTTGATGGATAAGGACATCTTCATCAACACCAGCGAAGCATTGCGCCTAGGTCTTATCAGCAGCACCGTTGCACCAATCAGCGCAAGCGCATCGAAACGCAACATAGAACAATTCATTAATTCAAAACAACAAAATCCAAAAGCAATGGAGAAAAAGACAGAAGTAAAGGCTTCTCTCCTCGACAAGATTCTCGCCAAGTTGGGCGTGAAGACACTGGAGGAAGCAGAGCAGGCGGTGGCAGAGCCACAAGCCAAGGCAGAGCCAAAGGCGATGGAACTCAACACAGCAGACGGACAGACACTGACCGTTGAGCGTGAAGAGGGAGATCCACAAGTTGGCGACAAGGCAAGTCCGGACGGAACATTCGAGATGCCGGACGGTAAGACAATTGTTGTCGAAGACGGTGTAATTACCGACATTCAGACCGCAGGCAATGAAGGCGGTGAAGGCAATGAAGGCGGTGAGGGCGGCAGCGCATCAAGCACCGACAACGAAACCGTAGCCAAGTTGAAGCAGCAGGTAGCAGCACTCAAGCAGCAGTTGGCAGGCGCACAGAAACTCGCAAAGAGCAAGGAAGACATGCGCATCCTGAATGCCGTGAAGATGGCAGGCGGTGCTGAGAAGGTGTTGGCAGGCTACAGCAGCCACTACCAGCCAGCACAGCGACAGCCAAGCGGCAAGGGCGCAGCCGACAACGTGAACCCAGTCGAGGAAGGTAAGAACGCTATCAAGGAGAGACTTGCAAAGCTCCACAAAAAGGGCAAGAAGTAACAAAGTATTAACCCATTAAATCATAAGAAAATAATGGCAGGATTTACAAAAAAGCAGCTCGAGAACCTTAAACTCGAGCCGGAAAACCTCGAAAGCATCAAGGATGCCGTGCAGGAAACCTTCTACCAAGATGAGGACTTTTCTTCATTCGTGAACATCATGAAGGTCAAGAACAATGATCCAATCGCACTTATCGGTGAGATGGAAATGGTCGGTAAGGCAGGTGGCGGTTGCGACCCTACCTATGAAGAGAAGGGTATCGCCAACTCTCAGAAGCGTTGGGAACTCGGACAGTGGGAGATTCCTATCAAGATTTGCTACGAAGCATTGAAGGGTTCAATTGCAGAATACAGCCTTAAGACTGGTACAGCTATTGGCGACCTTACCAGCACCGACTTCATGACCATCTACACCGATGCACTCCAGCGAGCCATGCAGCAGATGATTTGGCGTTTCGGATGGTTTGGCGACAAGGCGGCAGCATTGGCAGGTGCAGGTGGCGGCAAGCTGACAGCAGGGTCGGACGTTAGCATGTTCAACGTTTGTGACGGTCTGTTCAAGCGTATCTTTACAGCTACAGCAGCAAAGAACCATACCACCATCGCAGCCAACAGCGAGGCTACGACAGCAGCGCAGGTTTCAGCATTACGCAAGAAGGGTGCAGCTACAGCAGTCGTAGACGCAATCTTGATGGACGTAGACACACGTATCATTGACGATAGCGATGCAGTGTTGCTTATGACACGCTCGCTTGCTGACGCATTGACCTACGACATCAAGCAGACCTACCACGATATTATGCCGTGGGAGAAGGTGTTCGATGGCTTCGATGTAGCGACCTACAACGGAGTGAAGATTGCTCGTGTCGGCATCTGGGATAGAATGATTAACGCATACGAGAAGGGCGAGACGACAGTCAACCTTCCACACCGTGCGGTATTCTGTAACCCTAAACACCTTATGGTGGGCACTGATGCCGATGCACTCATTAGCGACCTCGACATCTGGTTCGACCAGAAGGAGCGCAGAAATTATCTCTATGCTACCGGTAAGATTGGCACGGCTCTCCTCGAAGAGGACATGATCCATGCAGCTTACTAATCGCTCCAAATTTTCAGTTTAGTATTAAGTTATTTTTGACAATCCCCAACACCGTTTTGTGGCTGTTGGGGATATAACAATTTAAAACGAATTAATATGACAACAACTTGCGAGAGCCTTATCGCTCAGGACATCATCATCCCTTGCGAAGACCAAGTAACAAAGGGACTGGAGGGCGATGGACTTATCATCAACCGAGACGACATCGACTTCACCAAGTCCGTTGTAGCGGGCAATATAATTAAAACATTAGTTTTGAAGACTGGCAAGAAAGCATACGCTATCCGGCAGGAAGGCAGCAAGCCATTCACTGGAACCAAGACCGAGCTGACCGTTGGCACGTATCGCAACAGCTGGAAGAATACCGTAGCAGTCGTGGTATTGGCGAACACACCTGACGTTTGCGCAAATATCATTGACGGACTGGCGAACGGAAAGTTCGTTATCATCCTGCGCAACCTCTCAAAGGGAGCGGACGGAAATGCAGAGTATCAGGTGTTCGGATATGCGCAGGCACTGAAGGCAAGTGCAGGCGAGAACGACAAGTACTCAGATGACACCGAGGGTGGATGGCTTATCACGTTGGAAGAGGAGAGCGTACCAAAGGCAGCTTATTTCTTCTTCGACACAGACAGCGAGACCACAGCAGCCAAGTATAAGAGCCTTCTGACGGAAGCAGCAGCGTAGCCTATGACATACAAGGAAGCAACAGCCAAGGTCGAGGAGTTGAAGGCACGTTTCGACAGTCCCTTTGATGCAACCGACAAGGCAGTTATCGAAACTCTTTACTTCGAGGTAACACGAAAGCGGTTTGTTCCGACAACCTGCCAGCAGTGTTACCACGATGCTTTGATTGAAATTTATCTAAAACTCAAAAAAGAAAAGGCAATGCCAAAAACATGTAATTACGCAATGAAGGCAGGTTTCATCATTTCCTGCCCGGACTTCTACAATGGTAAGATTTTCACGAACGAGAACCTGACCGACAAGGTAGCGCATGAATATCTGACGAAGTACCCACACATGGAGAGCTACTTTCAGAAGATACCCAGCGATGAACTCATCGAGAACAAGCAGCAGCCAGAAGGCAGCGACAGCAAGCAGCAGCCAGAAGGCAGCGGTGCAGATGATACGGCAGGGAAAGATCCTGCCGAAAAAGCAGCAGGCAGCGACAAGAAGAAAGACATCGACCAAGCCGAGAAAGCAGGCAAGGAAGAGTAACAAAACAACAAGCAAAACGACACAAGCAATATGAACGTTAAGACAGTTAAAAAGCCAGGGCGAAGGGTTGATATTTCCTACATCAGCCGATTCAAGATGCAGGCATACGGATATGATAATCTTTATCCGCAGAACCTCGCACGCATCACGGAAGCCAGCGGAACGGCAATGCTGTGCCTTAACCGCTACGCCCGATTTATTGAGGGTTACGGCTTCGATAGCGATGTTATCGCAGCGTTAGCGATGAACCAGCTAGGGGACACGGCAGACGATTTGCTTCGGAACGTAGCGCAAGACCTTGCGAGGTTTGGAGGATTCGCCCTTCACGTAAACTACAACGTTCTAGGGCAGGTGTCGAGCGTGAGCCACGTACCCTTTGAGAACTGCCGCCTTGAAGAGACGGACGACAAGGGTAACGTGGCGCACGTCTTGCTGCATCCCGACTGGGAGCAGAAGAAAACGAGGAACGGAAAGCGTTTGATGGTGAACGACAAGACGATTGAACGCATCAACATTTTCAATCCCGACCCCGATATCGTTCTTGAACAGATTGAGAACGCTGGCGGTATCGACAGCTACAAGGGGCAGATTCTGTGGCAGAGCCTAGACGGACAGTTCATTTATCCTACAGCCAGCTATGATTCAGCCATCACGGAGATTTCGACCGATGAGGGACTGGGCAACGTCAAGATGAGAAACGTCCGCAACAACTTCCTCGTATCGTGTATGCTCGTAACCAAGAAGGGCGTTCCGAAGTTCAACGAGGAAGGCGAAGAGGTGGAGAGCGGACAGATGATTTCAGACGAAGACCTTCTGCAGTTCCAAGGGGACGAGAATACAGCGAAGATACTTGCTGTAGAGGTCGAGAACGAGGAAGACGAACCGAAGGTTGTGGCTTTCCCTACGAAGAACTTCGACAAGGAGTTTTCCGTGACCGACAGCAGCGTTGTCGAGCGCATCTACGCACAGTTCCATCAAGAACTCTTCTACTCCATCCGTATTGGAAAGCTGGGATTCAGCGGACAAGTTATGCAGGACGCTTACGAATACTATGCAGGCGAAGTGACGACCGAGCAGCGATTCATCGAGCGAGCCTTCAAGAAGATTTTCAACAGCTGGCACGACCCAGCTATTCAGAACCTAGACCCAAAGCTACAGCCGTTAAAGTATATTAGCAGCGAGGTTGCAGGGAACAACACGATAGATTAATTGATTGAGCCTATGGGAAAAAGGAAACAACTTATCACGGCAGACCAGTTCCGAGAACTGGCACGACCGACCAGCACACACCTAGATGAGGATGAAGTGAACGCATACATTCGGGAATGCGAAGATGCGAACATCATACCAGCCATCGGGTATGAGCGGTTCAAGGCAGCGACCGAGCAGGGAGAGTGGGGCGATTCAGTATTGCCCGATTTCCAGCCTGCAACTTTCCTGGACGGTGGCGAATACACCACCAAGAAGAATGGAGATTGCAGCCAAGAAAAAACCAAGGTGCAGAAGTACACAAGCGGAATACGCAAGGCACTCGCTTATTTCACGTATGCGAGGTTTTTTCGTGCCGATGGCACAATTATAAGCCGAGCAGGTGGAATGCGCCACAGAGACGATTATTCAGACCATGTTCAGGACTTATCGAACAACAAGCAATACAACGACATCATGGATATGGCAGAAAGATATTTATCAGATGCCCTTGAATACCTCAAGACATTCACCCCGAAAGGGGACGTGAAGCCACAGCGAGGAACAAGGGCACACATTCACGCAATAGGCAACTAAAAGCACATAAGACATGAACGAGGATATTCAAAAAATGCTCCGTATGGCAGAGCTGATACGAGATGCAACGCAGGTTGGAGAAAACACAGCGGTGCGTGTCGGCACGGAAATTTACGACATCGTTGTCGAGTTAAGCAGGATGCTTGCCATGATGGACGACAAACTGGAGAACGATGCGGTCGTTAGGATTATCAAGAGTGAACTCGCCAAGATAACAATAACGGAAGCGCAAATTGCGGATGGGGCGATAACGGCAGCGAAGCTTGCCGATGGCTCTGTAAAGAACAGACACCTAGCATCCAATTGTGTGACCTCAGATAAACTACAACCGGGAGCGGTCAAACACGACCATCTGACTGAGGACTGTATATCAACTGGAAACATCAGAGACGGCAGCGTGACAGCAAAAAAACTCGGCACGGACATCTACAAGGATATTTCAAACAGAGTGACCGACATCGTGACGAAGGACTTCCCTCCAGCAATCACGGAGGAACAGATAACAGATATTACTAGTAAATAACAATTTAAAACAATAGATTATGCAATTTTTAGACGCAATAGGCTTAGCATATTTCTGGGAGAAGATTAAGAACTGGGTTAATATTAATTATTTATCATTAACTGGTGGTACAATTAGAGGAAGTGTGTCTTTTTTAGATGATGCAGATGGTGGTAAGTCTATAAGAATAGACCCATCCAGTATTACTAATACTAAGTATGGGGTTAATTATCTTTTTGCAAGTGGAAAAATGATTCCTATTGGTGAAGCTAATGGTGTTGCAGGACTTGATGCCAACGGAAGAATCCCGCTCGCACAACTTGGCAACCTCGATACATCTTTGTTCAAGTTGGTAACCAGCCTTCCTTCATCGGGCGAGAGTAACAAGATATACATCGTTAAGGACGGAAGCGATGCCAACGATGTGTATCAAGAGTATTACTATACCAATGGTGCGTGGGAAAAAATCGGTACTCATGCCGTGAAGGTCGATTTAACGCCTTACGCCAAAAAGACGGAAGCGGTAACAAATGTGGAATTCACAAATATAGAAGCCGATGGGTCTTATATTTCAAATACTTCAATTCGAAATCTTGTATATACACTAGGTGATGGGAGGAAGATAGTAGCCCCAGTACCTCTTGCAGAACCTAGAACTACTGGGGCAAGACCTTATGTTGGTCAAAACGGCTTCATGAGATCCTCCGATAAGGCTAAGCTAGATGGCATTGCGGATGGTGCAAACAATTACACCCTGCCTACTGCCAGTGCATCGGTGTTGGGTGGTATCCTTATAGGTTATGGTACAAGCGGTCGTAATTATGCCGTCCTGCTAGATGGAAGCGGTAAGGCTTATGTTAACGTTCCATGGACTGATACAAACACCACCTACGACTTGTCGCCTTATGCCAAGACGGCAGACGTAAATGCAGCCCTTGCGAAGAAAGTAGACGTGGTAAGCGGGAAGGGACTTTCTACCCACGACTTCACTTCAGCATACAAGTCCAAGCTTGATGGTATATCTTCAGGAGCTACAGCAGATTCTGCAATAACTACAGGAGAAATAGATGCATTATTTGCTTAATAATAATTTTAAAAATTAATTAATATGAAGTTTTTAGATTTAAATGGACTAAACCATTTTTGGACAAAAATAAAAGCAAGTTTTGGCACAGCTATTGTTAATAATTTCGATTATAGAAATGAACTAGACAATGCAGGACATATAAGTATTCCGTTTGTTACAAACCATCAGATTGTTAGAATGTATTATTCACAGAATATCAACGTATACAATTGGTTTCAAAAGGCGTCGAAAGGAGGCATCCTGGAGATAGTCTTTGCAGGAGCGCAAGGAGGTAACACTTATTGCACTAACAAGGACAATGTTAGCTTCATGTATCAAATGCAAGTAGCATCACATGGTCCACTTCTTAATAAGATTGATATTTTGAAAACGGCATACAATACCTATGCACGCTTAATCAAGACAGATGATGATACACTTGTTGTTGCAGAGTTTGTTCAAAACAAATAAAATTGTATAAATAAAATAAATTATTATGAGAAATAAAACAGGTAGAGCAAAACCAGTAACTCCTAAAGCAGGAGTTACTAAGACCTCAAGAAGATATGCTTGTGGTGGTAAACTTGAACTCTAAGTCGCTGACTTTGTAAATTTAAAAATAAGACAATATGAAGAAGAATAAGAAACAATTACATGAAGCACTGGCAGTGCTTCTTACCAAACTTTCATCGGCAAGGGACAATCCCCTTGCTGATGGATAACTACGCAGTGAAAGCCTTGCGCACGGTTCTTTTGGATTTCAAGGAATCGGGCGAGCTTCACGAAGCATACAAGGAGCAGATACAATCCACGCTGGAGAGTGACAACCCCTGGGTAGCTATGATGATGAAGTCAATTGGCGCAGATCCTTCTATTAAGAAGAGCATGACCGATGAAGCTATTGACGGAATGATTGATTCTATGCTGGGGGCAGAATAATACAATTTTCGTTCGAAAATATATATAATAACATACAATAATTTTAATAAATTATATATGAATGACAAGGAGAAAGAACTATGGCGAGTTATAGACAACGTAATCAAGTGTTGTGCTATTGAACTGCCGGACGGAAAATTAAGTATTACGAGAGAAGACGTCCTCGGCAAGTCGAGAGCAGAAAACCTCGTTATGGCACGATGTATGGTCGTTGAGCAGATGATACACGCAGGATTCAGCATTACGACCACTGCGACCGTATTAAACCGCACCGTTTCAGCAGTGAGACATCTGAGCAAGATGGCTTACACCTATATCAGTACGTCTCGAGTTTATCGACTTGCCACGGCACAAGCGACGCTTCTAAACAAGGACGTAGAGCCGATTTGCATTTAAGAAACAAAAAGAAAATAACCAAAAGCGTTCTTTGACAATAATTCGATAAATACACATGCACTAACTTTTTGGAGCGAGCCAAAAATCAGAGTAACTTTGCAGCGGATTCCAATATTTGGCTTCCGCAACGTAATTAACTCAAAATTTTATGGCAGACACAATCGAGAAAGTTTATTGCACTGGGGACGGTGGCAATGACAACCTAGCAGCAGCCTTGCTCGCTAGAGGTAGAGACAATGATCCAGCGACTATGCTGGCAGCAATGAACGGTGGTATGGGTGGAGGTTGGAACAACCCTTTCGCCTACATGATGATGTTAGGAATGTTCCGCTTCATGTACGGTGATGGCTGGAACGGACAGAACGGCAACGTTCAGCGTTCCGAAATCCAGTCTCAGATTGACAGCCTTCGCACTCAGATGAGCGACAACCACAACAGCGACTTGTTGATGGGCGCAATTCAGGGCAACAACCAAGACTTGAAGACCTTGGCGGCTAACTTGAACTGCGACTTCAACGCATTGCAGGCTTCTGTTTGCGGCATTCAGGCAGCAATCCAAGATGTAGGCGGCAAGGTTGGTTTCAGCGCAGAGCGAGTAATCAACGCAGCGAACCTCGGAAACCTCAACATCATCCAGCAGTTGAAGGACTGTTGCTGCACCACCCAGCAGAACATCAACCGTATGGGCTACGAGAACCAGCTGGGGCAGAAGGACATCATCAACGCAATGCAGCAGGGGTTCTGCTACACCAATACTGGGCTGGAGCGAGGTATCAGTAACCTCGGCAACCTCATCCAGACGGTCGTTTGCGACTTGAAGACCTCGGGCAAGGAGAATACTCAGCGCATCGTTGATGTTCTGAACAACCACTGGGAGCAAGACCTTCGCATCCAGCTGGAGGACAGCAAGCGCAGAGAGCAGACTGGTTTCATCATCCAGCAGCTGAAGACCACCACAACCACAACTGGAGCGTAGTAGGTCTAAACAAAATCTATCAAGGGGCAACTCGCTGTTCTATCAGTGAGACCCCTTTTTGTCTATTTATCGAATTATTTAAAAAGAGCGCATCATGGAATTTAAGAATATACAGAGAAATCACCCGGTCTATCTGCTAGACAAGCAGACGGTGGAAGTTAAGGAAGGCAAGGTCGTAGACAACCAGCCTCACATCAACACTGGCATCGCAACCATTTCCAGCAGCGGACAGCCAATGCGAGACGTAACAATCGAGGTGGAGGGAAAGCAGACCATCTACACCATACCCGAACACCTCGGAGTTACCTTTGCAGGCGAAATCGTACTGGCAACTGACAAGGCAGACCTTTTGCCCGAAGTCGGGAAATTGGTAAATGAAGCCGATGAGATAATCAAGGCATACGAGCCAAGCAAGGAGCGGAAAGCCAAGGGCGAAGAACTTCTCGCAGCTTTGAACCCGGCAATCAAGGAAAAGCAGGAAACCGAAAAGCGTTTCAAGGCACTTGAGGGCGATATAAGCGGCATTCGTGGCATGGTTAAACAGTTACTCGACAAACTAGGATAGGAGGGCGCACAATGAAGAAAATAATCGTTATGCGCCATTCTTGCGACAGCGAGGAAGAGCGACACCAGCACCAAGAGAGCGACATCATCCACGGCTTACCATACGAGAAGGCAGCAAAGGCACTCATGGGAGCCAGTGGGTACGTGGCATACGTTGCCAAGCACGGCTACCACTTCACGAAACAGCTAGCAATCAAGGCAAGCGAGCAGATGAAGAACGTAGACGGAACGAGCCACCGATGGACGGTAGACGAAATCCGGCTGGCAACAAACAACGAGATAATCTCAAAGGGCACGACCCTCGGGGATATTCTCTATTTGGCTAATATGGCTTATGCGGACTTCTACCCGAAGGTAATCAAGACCGAGAGCGACTGCGTACAGTATGCTATTGCCGTAGCCAGTGATCCAGACGGATACGAGGGTATGGCATTCTGCAGGTGGACAGCAGACATCATCGGGAAGGGCGTTACCATCGACTGGGAGAAATTGGAATAACCAAAAAAAATAAATTGATATGAGCGAAGTATTTCACGATTTTCAGGTGCACCACCTTTATTTGTGCGCCCTAGTAATTTTTATCTGTTTCGCTACAATTCTGATAGCGATGACAATTGACCTGATAGCAGGCATACAGAAGGCGAAGGAACTGCATGTTGCAAGAACGTCAACCGGGTTGAAGAAGACGTGCGACAAGGCGAAGAAGTATTTTCCGACATTCGGTATTGCTTCGCTTATGGACGTGGCTACGTGTATTATCTCTCCCTTCCCTATGTTCGCTATCGCATGGACGGTGTATCTGCTTATGTGCGAGTTTAAGAGCATCCGGGAGAAGGCATACGAGAAGGCAGAGATACGCAAGCAAGACCGCACGATGCAGGTGATCCTTGAAAATAAGGATGAAATTGCGAAGGCGGTTGTCGAGATAATGAAGGAAGAGCGGAAGAAAGGAGGAGATAATGAGGATAACTAGAGCGCAACTTATAAAGGTAATGCCGAATGCAGGCAGCAGGGCAGACACCTACCTTCCAATCATCAACGGATGGGCAGAGCATTTCCACATCAATACCCCACTAAGGATGGCGCACTATCTCGCACAGATTGCCCACGAAAGCGGAGAGTTGAGATACACTAAGGAACTGGCAAGCGGCAGAGCCTACGAGGGCAGGAAAGACCTAGGCAACACCCAGCAGGGCGATGGCGTGAAGTACAAGGGCAGGGGATTGATACAGATTACCGGGCGAGCCAACTACCGGAAATATTCCAATTATTGCGGCTTCGATGTTGTGGGTAGTCCCGAACTCCTGGAGCGTTCTCTGGGAGCAACGAAATCCTCGATGTGGGTATTCGACACTTTCGGCTGCAATGAGTTGGCAGACCAAGACAACTTGAAGGCTATCCGCAGGAAGATAAATGGAGGCTACAAAGGACTAGCAGCCTGCGAGAAGTATTTGAAGCGAGCCAAGGAAGCCTTGGAAATCAAGGTGCTTGCGTAATAAACACATCAATCTAACGTTTATAAAGTATGGAAAATTCAAGAAAAGGGCGAAATTTGCGTTCTGTGGCGTTATTTTTCGCCATGCTTATAATTACCCCACTTTTGATTTTGGGCTGTTCCTGCGCTAAAACAGCGCAAAATAACACGATTTATCACGACAGCACACACACCAGTGTAAGACGTGACAGCGTGAACCAGCAGCAGATCCACTGGCAGGACACCCGGCAGCATGACAGCATATTCAAGCAGGACAGCGTGCTGGTATACATAAAGGGCGACACCATCATAAAGGAGCGGTGGCATAATCTTACGACTATCAGATGGAGGACATCGACCAAGACGGACACCATCGTGGGCGACATTTACAAATTCGTGACCGACACCGTAAAGGTAAAGTATTACGTGAACCGATACAAGACCAAGGAGGTAGAGAAGCCAGCGAGCACATGGCACAAGATAAGATTATTCGCTGGCGATTGCGTATTGCTGTTCCTGGCAATCTTTGCGGTTTGCTGGATAAAGGAGCACATCAAGAAGAGAGTTCAATAGGTTCAATCATAATATCTTTAAAGGGCAGGGAGCGCAGGAGAGCGTTTTTCTGCCCATTTTTTGTGCGAAGAACACTTTTCATTGAGAGAAAAGGGGTAGGGGATATGAGAGTTAGATTATATTCATTCTAGCTAATGCGTGCAGGTTATTATTATATAGAGCGTGGAAAGCGTACCGAAAACGACCGAAAATAGCCGTGCTTACGACATAAACAGCCAATAAAAGTTAAAATATTAATATCTTTCGGGAAAAGTTTTGGTGGAACCGAAAAATATTAATATCTTTGCATCGTGTTTAAGAGATAAGCACTTTAAACATTCGGTAACTTTAAGCCCTAGGCAACACGGTTAAGCCAAAGAAAAATGAAAAAGTCAAATTCAAACATTTTAGAGTTCTCAACAAAGTTCATCAACTCTAACTTCCGCATCAAGGTCTTCGGACGCACAGAGGATGGCAAGAAGATAAACACACTCGTAGGAGTAAGCGGAATCTTGAAGCTCATCGGAGCAGAACTCTTCAACAAGTTCATCAAGCGAGCATTGAAGGCTGGTATGGACGCTTGCCGCTGCGCTTTGAGACGTGGACTTGTAGTTACATTGTACGCAAAGTAATCAAGGGAGGACAGAAAAATGAGCGACTGGAAAGTATGGAGAGTAATCGAGTACTACGGAAGTCACACCGTAGCACTCGTAAAACCCGAAATCAACGGAAGAGACAAGGTTGTTGAGCACTCAAACAAGTGGTTCGGATTTTCAGAAATAAAAGAAGCCGATAAACTTGCAGCCCAACTTAACGAGCGAGACGGATTAAAAGAACTTTATGATTAAAGATAGGAGACAAGACAATGGCAAGATTAAGACTTGAATATAAATCTGAACCGCAAAGCGGTAGTCCATTTCTGAAAGCTGAAGGAGCAATTGAAGTACTTTATCCGTCAGAACTTGATGAAATCAAAGAAAAGCTGATGAATTTAGGCATAAAGCTAAGCGATATGAAAGTCTATTGGATAGAGCAAATGAATTATGTATAAGGTAACGAGGGATTAACCACCCCTCACTATCAAAACAATAAGAATATGGATACATCAAATATGGTAAAGGTGACAGTGGCAAAGGTAAGAACAAAAGGTCAGCACTACTGGAATAAGGAAGGTATAGAGTACGTTTGCAGCGGTGGAGATACCGATTATTCAGTTGATGGAACAAGATACTTCTGTAGAAGCGGAAGAGGACAGAACATCAGGGTGTTCATCGAGAAATAAGACAATTATGGAATTAGCACTTTTAAGAGCAGAAGACCGCAAGAGAAATGTTGTAGGGATAAAAGAAATTGAGTTCGACAACAAAAAACAAAGAATGATGCAAGCAAAGGTGTTCGGGCGCAAAGTAGGTGCATTTAAAGTTTACATTAACTGGGCGACTGGCATGGAGATATATACACCTTCCGAACATTGCTTTGAGAGAATAAACAGATAACAATTTCAACAGAATTATTAACCAGCAGGGCGCAAGCCCTGCACAATATATCAAGATATGAAGGAATACGACAAAATGCCAGCGCAAGCGGTGGTCGAGGTAACGACCAGCTGGGGAAGAACCTGCCTGCGAGAGATTGGGCGAGACCTCAAGGAAGGCACAGTGCTCGATGGCTATTATTATCCGGTAAGCAAGGCTTTCGACTTTAATTGGAAGGGAGAAGGCGCAATGCTGTGGATCGGGGACAACGGAAGGCTTGTCAGTCTAGGAGAAGGACAAGAGCATAAATACATGATGCTTGGTCGTTTACTGTCCGATTGCGAGTACTTCCTTCGCAACCCATACATGCGACACCTCTATTTCCCGAGTATCGCTGGACACTGCAAGGAAATGCGCCAGTTATGGCTGGAGTTAAACATCAAGCCGGAGTGGTTATCGTACAAGCAGATTGGCAAGCTTGAGCACAAGATGAACCGAATGAAAACGAAGTTGGACAGACAATTAAAAAAAGACAGAAGACAATGACAGAACAAGAATACAGAGAAGCCCTGCACGAAATCAACGTGAGGGCTGAGAACGAAAGCAGAATACTGGCAAGAGCGTTTGCTACTGAGCACAGCCAAGTTTTGGTAGGAGATTATATCAGCGACCACTGCGATACGATAAGGGTTGAAAGCTGGGAGATTTCGAAGAGAACCCACGAATACAACTCCTTGCCTTGCCTGGTATATCGCGGTATGACCTGCAAGAAGGATGGCACGCCACGAAAGAACCCGAAGAAGTGTAGCATCTATCAGTGCAACCTTTTGCGAGTAAATGGAGAACCAGTAAAGAATCACGGATATGGAGAATAAAAGAAACATCAAGAGAACGAAGAAGGGTGCTGGCGCAACGGTAAAGCTAGTTGGCATACAGATAGACAACGACCTTCTGCCTTTCCTCAACGCATTGCCCAACAAGTCACGATTCATAAATGATTTGTTGAGAAAGAAATTTTTGGGTAAATAATTTGGTGGTTTCAAAGGAAAAGCGTACCTTTGCATCACTGAATGTTTAAAGTGGTCTCCACTTATTACCCCAGCGGCTCGACTTTTTCACCGCTGGGGTATTTTTAGTATGCTCGGCATGAGTTTATTCTAATGGGTGCAAGTCCCTAACAAGCC